TGCTTGGCTACGACGAAATCAACATGTCGCAGTCGATCAAGACGCACACTACGGGCGACTGGGGTACGGCTATCACCGTCACCACGACGATCTCGGCACAAGGCACCGCTTCGGTTGGTCTGTCCTTCACCGGCTCGTCCAAGACCTGGAAACAGGGCGACGTGTTCACCATCGCAGGCGTCTACGCGGTCAACCCACAGACCCGTGAAACCACTGGTTCGCTTCAGCAGTTCGTTGTAACTGCCGACTCTACCGGTTCGTCCACGGCCACCGTGACCGTCTCGCCAGCCATATACACCCCGACCAACGCTCTGGCCACTGTGGACTCGTTCCCAGTTTCTGGCGCTGTCGTCACCATGCTGGGTTCGGCTAGCTCGCAGTATGCACAAAACCTCGTGTATCACCGCGATGCGATCACCTTTGCTACCGCCGACCTGCTGCTGCCAAACGGCGTGGACATGGCCTCTCGCGCCGTCCACAACGGCATCTCGCTCCGCGTTGTCCGTCAGTACGACATCAACAACGACCGTATGCCTTGCCGTATTGACGTGCTGTATGGCTACTCTGCCATCCGCCCGCAAATGGCTGCCCGCATCTGGGGCTAACTTTTATGCCCCGGCTTAGGCCGGGGCGTAATCCTCTTTTTCTTGGAGAAATATCATGGCGCTTCCTAATGGCACCGGCGGTTATCAAGTTGGTGACGGCAATCTGAACGAGGTTATCCTCGGCGTTCAGTCTGCACCCACCACCTACACCGCAAACGCAACCGCCTCTTTGACGGTCGCGGATCTCGAAACCGGCTTGGTTATCTACACCCAAACCAACGCCAACAACCTTCAACTTCCACTGGCCTCCGCCGTAGAAGCTGAAATCGGCAGCGCGAAAGTCAGCAGTTCGTTTGACTTCTTCGTCATCTCCACCAGCACCGGCGTCGGCACGCTGACGGTTAACACTGGCTGGACCTTGGTCGGTTCGGGCGCTACGCCCGCCTCCGGCGTGGGTGCTCACTTCCGCGCTCGCAAGACCGGCGACAATGCGTACACCGTCTACCGCATCGCCTAAACCAAAGCCGCCCTACGTCATTGTGGCGTAGGGCGATTTGTTTTCATCGGGAATTTCATGCAAGTCTACCTTCGGCATCCGGTCCACGGGACCAAAATTGCTACGCTTGAGATGGAAGTTGAACACGACAAAAAGCTCGGATGGTCGGTGTACGACCCTGAAGCCTTTATCGAACCCGAAGTTTCTGCTAATAGTCTAGAAGTGAAGAGACGCGGACGACCTCCGCTAAACGCAGGGGCCTAATATGACCACGGCAGGCGAACTGATAGACGGCGCTTTGCGGCTGCTCGGTATGCTTGCTGAAGGCGAGACCCCGTCTGCCGCCACATCCCAAGACGCCTTGTTCGCCATGAACCAAATGATCGACTCGTGGAACACCGAGCGCCTGTCGGTTTTTTCGACCCAAGACCAAGTGTTTTCGTGGACGCCCAACATAATCCACCGCACGCTCGGCCCCACGGGCGATTTCGTAGGCAACCGCCCCATTCAACTTGATGACTCCACCTATTTCAAAGACCCCGCCAGCGGGATCTCGTACGGCATCAAGATTATCAATCAGCAGCAGTACGACGGCATCGCCGTCAAGACCGTGACCAGCACCTATCCACAGGTCATGTGGATAAACATGGATTACCCAAACATCGACATGTACGTCTACCCCGTACCTACCAAGGTGCTGGAGTGGCACTTCATCTCAGTCACGGAGTTGGATCAGGCCGCTGATTTGGCTACCGCGCTGACGTTTCCGCCAGGCTATCTGCGGGCGTTTCGCTACAACCTAGCCTGCGAAATTGCGGCTGAGTTCGGTGTCGAGCCATCGCCGCAAGTCTCACGGATCGCTATGGCATCCAAGCGCAACCTCAAGCGCATCAATAACCCTGACGATGTTATGTCGCTGCCCTACAGCATCGTCGGCACACGCCAGCGCTTCAACATCTTCGCGGGGAACTACTGATTATGGCTAACGTAAAAATCAGCGAACTTTTGGTAGCTACCGCTTCGGCAGTTACGGATGTTATGCCTATTGTACAAGACGGCGTTACAAAACAGCTATCTAACCAGCAATTATTTAACAATGTACAATACGGTAACGGAATAAATATTTCTGATTACGTTGCACAAGTTGGTTTTGGATCAACTTGGTATAGTAACGTGGTTTTATCTTCGCAATACACTAGCGCTCATTCTGATAGTAGATTTTCGTCAGCTTCTATTCGTGTAGCAACGGGGTCCGGCGTTGTTTCTAACCCCGGCGAGGCTGATTTTTCTGCGTTAAATTTATCAATTAAAAATTCTTGGATGACTTCTAAAATTCGCGGGGAAATTGGTGGAAACTATACGCTAGTGCGTCAAGGAATAAAGGATGACCTTAGCGGATTGCTAATTGATGCACGTAAAGTTTACGAAATTGACGGCGATGCAACCGTTTCTGAAGGCGGAATTACGCCAATTGAAATGGGTAGCTATATTGAAAAAACTTTTACGCCGGGTACTACGCCAACAACTAAAAGCCTATATCTCGTAAAATGTATTCCGGCATTTTCTGACGGCTATCGAAATCAATTTGGCTGTTGGACTGAGCAACAAATTGGAACGGGCCACGCTCTTTTTGCTGGCTCTCTTTACGATGCGTCAGCAGGGCAGGCAGGAACTGCGCCGGCTGTAAATTGGTTCCTGTTTAACCAAAGCGCACGACCAGATTTAGGCGCTGGGGACTCAGTAAACAAATATCAAAATTTTGGCGTTTCCGGTTCTGGCCTACGCATACTGATGGGGACAACAGGAAATCGAAAATATTTTGATGTTTCTGGAAACACCTACGCAATTCGAGATAGCACAGATACCTATAACTTGTTCACGCTATCTGATTCTGGCGCTGCAACGGTGTCTAATACCCTTGGTGTTGGTGCTGGTCTTTTGCGTTTGTCAACGGGCTACACAGTAACGCAACTTAATACGCTCACTGGTCTTGGAGACGGCTATCTTGCATATTGCACAAACGGAAACGCGGGATCGCCTACGCTAGCTATTCTATCTGGCGGTGTTTGGCTTAACCTTGTTACCGGCACGGCAATTTCGTAATGGGTCGCGTAGCGTTCCCCTTAGTTGAGGGTTTTACCCTATGAAATCGCCCATCCTAGGCTCGTCCTATGTGGCCCGTAGCGTAAACGCTGCGGACAACCGCATGGTCAATCTGTTTCCAGAGATTATTCCCGAAGGCGGCAAAGAACCGGCGTTCTTAAACAGAGCGCCAGGGCTGCGCCTACTGACAACCTGCGGCACAGGTCCTGTGCGCGGTATGTGGCACCTTGGCGACTACGGGTATGTCGTTTCGGGGACGGAACTGTACAAGGTCACGTCGGCTTGGGTTGCCACAAAGATAGGCGACGTTTCGGGCGTTGGCCCCGTGTCTATAGCCGACAACGGCATCCAACTCTTTATCGCCTGCAATGGCCCTAGCTACATCTACAATTCTAGCACGCTAGCCTTCGCGCAGATTACTGATCCTGACTTTCCCGGCGCGGTGACGGTCGGTTATCTTGACGGCTATTTTGTGTTCAACGAACCAAACAGTCAGCGCATTTGGGTGACAAGCCTATTCGACGGCGCGTCCATTGACCCACTGGACTTCGCCAGCGCCGAAGGCTCGCCAGACGGCTTGGTCTCGCTAATCATTGACCACCGCGAGGCTTGGTTGTTTGGCACCAACTCTGTTGAGGTCTGGTACGACGCAGGGCTGGCCGACTTCCCTCTGACGCGCATCCAAGGTGCGTTCAACGAGATTGGCTGCGCCGCGGCATATTCGGTCGCCAAGCTCGACAACGGCCTGTTCTGGCTTGGTAGCGACGCCAGAGGTAAAGGCATCGTCTATCGCGCCAACGGATACACAGGAACGCGGGTTAGCACGCACGCCGTCGAATGGCACATCCAACAGTACGCCGACATCAGCGACGCTTTGGCCTACACCTACCAACAAGACGGCCACGCCTTCTATGTGCTGGTGTTCCCTAGCGCCAACACGACTTGGGTCTACGACGTGGCTACGGGCGCTTGGACCGAACGGGCCGGTTTAGACAACGGCGTCTTCACACGCCATCGCGGTAACTGCCAAATGGCATTTAGCAACGAAATTGCGATTGGCGATTTTGAAAACGGAAACGTCTACGCTTTTGATTTAGAAATTTTTGCCGACAACGGGCAACCTCAAAAGTGGCTTCGGTCGTGGCGGGCGTTGCCTACCGGCGAAAACAACCTCAAGCGCACAGTGCAGCACAGCCTTCAACTAGATTGTGAAACAGGCGTTGGCCTAAACGGTATTGACCCGTTTGACGTTTTCTATCTGATGACCGAAGATGGCGAATATCTCGTTACGGAATCGGGCGAATACATAGTGCTAGACAACGTAACGACAGTCGGCGCAAACCCTCAAGTCATGCTACGTTGGTCTGATGACGGTGGACATACTTGGTCCAACGAACACTGGAAATCTATGGGAACCATTGGCTCATACGGCAAGCGCGTGATTTGGCGCAGGCTTGGCATGACTACAAAAATTCGTGACCGCGTTTATGAAGTGTCAGGCACCGACCCGGTTAAGATAGCCATCGTCGGGGCCGAGTTAGCGATTAGCGGCACCAATGCCTAGTATCCAAAACATAACCACCATCCCAGCCCCCCGCGTCAATTTCATTGATGAGCGCACGGGCCTGATGTCGCGTGAATGGTACAGGTTTTTCCTTAACCTGTTCACGTTGACGGGCAGCGGAAACAACGTAACTAGCTTGGAAGATTTGCAACTTGATAGCCCGTATGCGTCTGAAATTTCTTCGCTAGAAGAAAAACTCAACACACTAACGCAGACAGTGGACACGCAGCTTGCGGACACTAAAGCGCAACAAGCGTTAGACCGCTTTGACAATATCCGCAGTTTGCTTGATTTCGCTGCCTTAGCCCCCGCGCAAAAGTACGACAACTTTGTTGATACAAACTATGTAGATTTTGAACAATTAGTTCCCCATGTCGGCGCTGTCGGGCGGATGGTTTGGAACGACACTGACGGAACGCTTGATCTTGGTTTGAAGGGCGGCAACGTCACGCTTCAGATCGGGCAGGAGCAGGTCGTGCGCGTTGTCAATAAGTCTGGCGCGAATCTGGTTGATGGCCAAGTCGTCTATCTGTCCGGCGCGCAAGGGAACCGCGTTAAGGTCGATTTAGCCGTTGCCAATGGCTCAACCTCTCTTGCTCGCACTGTTTTAGGTTTGGTCACTGAGCCAATTCTAAATAATGAAGAGGGTTTTGTTACGATCAGCGGATTGGTTCGCGGATTGAACACAAGCGCCTTTGTTGATGGCGACGTTCTCTATCTATCGACAACACCCGGAGCGATCACCAACGTTAGGCCGCCGGCACCCACGCACGTTGTCGTGGTTGGTTTCTGCGTCAACGCCAATCCGGCGGTTGGCTCTATCTTGGTTTCGGTTCAGCCTGGGTACGATTTAGAAGATCTAAGCGACGTTGCGGTCACGTCGCCTGTCAATGGAAACCTGTTGATTTATAACGCCACGGCGCAAGACTGGCAGAACAACCTTCTCACTGCCGGATCTGGTGTGTCCATCACTAACGGTCCGGGCACCATTTCGATCAGCGCCACGGGTACGGGCGGCACGGTTACGAGCGTTGGGCAGACCTTTACAGGCGGCTTGATATCGGTTGCAGGGTCTCCAATCACGGGATCAGGCACTTTGGCGCTTACGGTCGCCGGTACGTCTGGCGGTATCCCCTATTTCTCATCCGGCACGACGTGGGCAACTTCGGCTGTTCTAGCGGCTAACGCGCTTATGGTGGGCGGAGGCGCGGGTGTTGCGCCGTCTACCAGGTCAACCGGAGCAAACGTCTTGACGGCGCTGGGTGTGGCCGTCGGCACCGCCGGATCATTCGTCGTCAACGGCGGCGTTCTAGGAACGCCGTCCAGCGGCACCGTGACAAACCTGACCGGTACAGCCTCAATCAACATCAACGGCACCGTGGGCGCTACGACGGCGAACACGGGCGCGTTTACGTCGCTGTCCTACACCACCACGCTGACGGGCGGCACTGGCATCGTCAATCTGGGTAGCAGTCAGTTTTACAAGGACGCTTCGGGCAACGTCGGAATCGGCGTCACGCCATCCTATAGGCTGCACGTTGTTGGCGGCTACAGCGTTATTGGCGCACACAATACGGCAACTCTGGCCGCATCATCCGGAACAGGCGGCGCGGCCTTCTCGTGGAACCGATCTGGCGGCAGCGCCGAAACCAATATCGCAAACATATTTGATAATGCGCCGATATCTTTTGAATACCTGCAAAAGACGGGCGCAAGCACTGCCAACACGCTTTATAAAATGGCGTCAACGTCTCATATTTTCTACATTTCTAATACCGAGCGTATGCGTATTGACAGCAGCGGCAACGTGGGAATTGGAGCTACTGCAAACGCATCCGCAATCTTGGACGTTCAATCAACCACCCAAGGTTTTCGCCTACCCAATATGACAACCACGCAAAAAAATGCCATAACCAGTCCGGCGGCTGGCCTTATGGTTTTTGACACTACACTTTCCAAGGCTTGCGTTTATAGCGGCGCGGCTTGGGAAACCATTACATCTATATAAAGACAAATATCATGGCCGTGACAGCCTAATGGATTATCAGTCTACGCTGTGATACCCTGCGCGAGACTAACTGCAATAGATGGAGTTTGAACATGGCCGTAAATCTTTCTCCGCTTGCAGGCGCTGGCTGGCAGTTTTTTAGCGACGCGGGTGTGCCACTTACCGGAGGTAAACTGTACACCTACGCAGCGGGGACTTCGACACCTGCGGCAACGTACACGTCAAGCACGGGTCTTACGGCTAACTCTAACCCCATAATTTTAAACTCTGCTGGTCGCTTGGCTTCTGAAGTATGGATGACGGAAGGCGTAAGCTATAAGTTTATTTTGAAGACCAGCCTTGATGTAACCATAGGCACCTACGACGACATTGCGGGCATAAACGATTTCGCCGCGTCTTTGGCTAGTGTCTACGCTGCGTTTGCCAGTACCGTTAGCAACGCCCAAGGCGACGCGCTTGTTGGGTTTAAGCAGGCCAATGCTAGCGGATTTTTGGCTGGCGCGACTGCCCGCACGGTGAGTACCAAGCTCCAAGAAATTGTCAGCGTTAAGGATTTTGGCGCTACGGGCGACGGGACCACTGACGACACATCTGCGCTGCAACTTGCTATCAACAGCGGCGCTAGCCAAATCTATTGGCCCGCAGGCACCTACATGGTCGGCGCGGCTGGCATCTACGGCGTCAGCAATCAGGAATGGGTGGGCGACGGCAACGGCGCTACGATTGTCAAACTATCGGCCACGCCTACGAACAACTATCTGGCGTCTTGGACAAGCAAGTCAAAATTCTTGGTTCAAGACATAGCGTTTGACTTCAACGACAAGACCTCTGCATCGTCTGTCGTTTTGTCCATTACGTCTTGCGATGATTTTATCGTTGATAACTGCCGCCTGTTGAAGATGGATAAGTTTGGCATTGCCATTAACGCGGCCAATCGTTTCACGCTGAACAATAACTTTATCCAGAAGACCACGGCAGTTAACACTCAAAACCAAGCCATCAACATTTCTACCGCTTCGGGTGCGGTGACTTTCGGCAAGATCACCAACAACTATATGAATAACTCGGCCATGAACCTGTCGGGCATTTCGTGCCTTGTGACGGGCAACAGGGTTGAGGGCTTTAAGTTTGGCGGCGGCATTACGGTTGAGGCTAATCCCGCCGCCTATTCAAACGTCATATCCAACAACATTAGTTCCGGCGGCGTTGGCACTGACGTAAACAGCACGGTTTGCGAAGGCATCGAAAACTGGGGCAAGTGGTCTGTCATTTCGGAAAATCTTATTTACTCCAACGCGGGTGTCGGCATCACCAACGCGGGCAAGCAGACCGTAATTGCCAACAACACCATTTTCAACAACGGCGTGACGGTTAACTCGCCTGGCATTAGCTCACTGTCTGGCACGGTTTCGGCTGTCTTCTATGAGGGCAGCGAGTGCGTGATTTCTGGCAACCGCTGCTTCGACACGTCGGGCGCAAGCGGGACGCAGACCTACGGCTACGCCGACAACAGCAGCGCCACCAGCTACAACATGCTCGTTGGAAACAACTTTAAAGGCAACAAGACCGCGCCGACCAACATCTTGGGCACGGTCTATAGCTTTGCAGGACCCAACGTCTTTGGCTCCGTCGCCTTCGCAGGCGCAACAATCACCAATGGCAGCACCTCATCGACCGATATTACGCTAGCTGGCGCACGCATGGGTGACTATGTGTCGCTGTCCTACTCACTCGACCTTCTGGGCCTGACCCTGTTTGGCTACGTCAGTGCGGACAACAACGTGAAGGTTAGGTTCTATAACGGCTCCGGCGGATCGGTGACGATTGCGGCTGGCACCGTTAATGCCGTTGTGAATAAGCCCGCCGGTTATGCTGACTACTAAGCCATTAGGAGATACCCATGACCGTCACCGTTAAAGTTCTGATCCCCGCCAAGATTGCGGAGGTTACGCAGACGACGCAGTACACCGCGACGGGCGTCACCACGCTGATCGACAAGTTCACGGCGACCAACTACAGCGCAGCCCCCGCAACCCTCAGCGTCAACTTGGTGACGGGTGCGGACACGTCGGGCAACCAGAACCTGATCGTCAAAACCAAGACGTTGCAGGCTGGCGAGACCTACACGTTCCCAGAACTGGTAGGCGCAGCGCTTGCGCCTAGCGGGTTCATCTCGACAATTGCCGGTACGGCCACGGCCATCAACATCCGCGCCAGCGGACGGGAGATCAGCTAATGCTGACAACAGAAACGCAAAGTTTTGAATTTCGAGACAGCGTTCTGCGGCTCCAAGACGCTATGATGGAGGTGGAGGAAAAAGTGGACTGCCCCGTGCGCCACATTTTTGCTCCCGGTTGCTATGCGCGGGAAATGCTCATTCCCGCCGGGACGCTCATCATTGGCAAGATACACAAGCACGCGCACCTGAACTTTATCTCCAAAGGCAAGGTCCGCGTCGCCACTGAGTTTGGCCACGAGATCTTCGAAGCGCCGCACACGTTTGTGTCTGAGGTCGGCACGAAACGTGCCGTTCATGCGCTGGAAGACACGATCTGGACGACGGTTCACGTGACCGACGAAACAGACCTCGAAAAAATCGAAGAATATGTTATTGCTAAATCGTACAATGAACTGAACGCGCTGCCGCATGACGGCGTGGACCTAATTGAAGGATGCGCCCTATGACTTGGGGAATGGTAGCTATTGCCGGTTCGTCTCTTGTCAGCGGCGCACTAGGATCGTCTGCGGCCAGCAAGGCCTCAAAAGCGCAGACACAAGCCGCCGCGCAGTCGGACGCGCTACAACGCGAAATGTTCAACAAGCAGGTCGAACTGCAAGCGCCGTTCCGTGAGGCGGGCCTTACCGCGCAGAACAAATTGATGAGCATGTTAGGCCTATCTGGTGCGCCCGGCGAAGCCGGTTACGGCAAGTACGCCGGCGACTTTACGATGCAGGACTTCACGACGGACCCTGGCTACGCCTTCCGTCTGGCCGAAGGCAACAAGGCGCTCGACCGTACAGCAGCTGCTCGCGGTGGCCTGCTCTCTGGCGGCGCTATGAAGGCCGCACAGCGCTACGGTCAGGAGATGGGTAGCCAAGAGTACATGAACGCGTTCAACCGCTACCAGACCAATCGCGCCAACCAACTCAATCCGCTTCAGAGCCTTATGGGTGCAGGACAGACCGGGGCTAACACGCTTACGCAAGCTGCTGGAAATCTGGGTCAGTCACTTGGTGAGACGGCGTTGGGCGCGGGCAATGCCCGTGCATCTGGTTACATTGGACAGGCTAATGCACTATCCAGCGCTCTTAGCTCTGGTATCGGCGGTATTCAAAACCAACAGTTTCTGAATAATATGGGCGGGAATTACGGGCCGACTAACCCTAGCCTTACCAATTCTTGGAACTCTGTCGCCGCCAAAACGCCCTTTTGATAGGTGAACTCTGATGCCGTTAGACCC